ATATTCGCTTTCACATAGTAATCTTTTCTTTGAATGTTTACGGTGTTGATAAAATTACCTACAATTGGATTAGAATTTAGATAATCTAACGCTTTTTGATTTGTGGTTCTCATATTTCTTATCTTTTATTACATAGTAAAGATATGACAAATAATTGAATTTTCCAAGCATTATGAGGATTATTTTAAAAAAATAACCCATTGAAAATCAACGGGTTATAAAAAATTAATCGATTTTTCAAAAAAATCATACTCAAAAGTAATCGGTGGGTTAAGGGCTTCATACCTTAAATTACAAGTACACCCATTAAAGGCAAATCCTCCCCAAAATGTTTCCTTATATCCATACCCCTCGTGAATATGCCCACTAAAATGTAAAGGAGTTTTTAATTCATTCAATCGGTGGTATAAATCAGCACATCCTACATTTTCATAGGTATTAGATGTTCTATCACAATAGCCGTATATTGGGCCGTGTGTAATTACTATATCAGTATCATCGGGGATTTTATTCCAAATTTGTGCTGAATCGTAACCCCTATCAACATTAAATCCCCAACCATATCCAAAAGTAGCGGAATAAGGTGAACCCCATATTTTCAGTTGGTCTATTTCTACAAATGAATTTTCCAAATAAAAAACATTAGGATTAAGACCTGTTGCTAATAAATCCTCCAACCAATCAGGCTTTCCTTTTACAGGTGGCTCAAAATACTGCCTTCTATCAAAGTGAACGGATTTATCTCTAAACAATTCTTCGGAATCAAATGTTAGGTCGTGATTACCTGCTATAAACACTTTGTTAGTGTAATTATCGATTCCATTAAACCATTTGATAAACTCTTCAACTTCGTGCTTCCTACCAATAGATGAAACATCACCACTATGAATAAGTAAATCACCACCTGGTAATTTACCATTTAGCTGTTTGTGTTTGTTATGAGTATCACTAATATGTGTGATTATTCTTTTCATTCCCAAATATAAGAAAAATTATTCGTTATTCCAAATTATTTTTTCAGCATTCATATAAGTTATATTAAATAAAAGTGCTATTCGGTTTACATCACATTTTAGTAAAGAAACTGAATGCTCCGGATCACTATCACCTCTAAAATTTAAAAATACCAATTTACCATAATCTGGTGGCAATTCTTTTCCATTTACAACAAAACAACCGCCACATCTCTTTTTATAATCTTTATTAAGGTATAGTAAGATGTTTGCTAATTTAGTAAAATCTTTTGGAATAGCAGGTTTACCATCTTTATGAGGTGATAGCCTCCCGCTCTTTTTATACATAGTTAATAATCCCTCCGATAAAGTAAATTTTTTGATGCTAAATTTTGTATCATCTAATTTACGAACAATTATATCGTTTCCATAAATTTCGAAAACTTTTGATACTATGTATTTGTAAATTAGGGGGTAATCTCTCCAATCAATAGTTTTACCATATAATGAAAATTGTCCTATGTTAAAATCATTCTCGCTTATCCATTTTTCTATTTCATTATATTCATCGGAAAGGGTTGAAAACGAATCAAACTCTCTTATTGTATTATTAAATCCCTCTCTTTCTGGCCCTCTTAAAATCACTTTATTATAATTTGATGTATCACTGCAAAAGGAATGTAATGTTTCCAATTCATTTATTAAATCGGATTCTGATGCCAAATCGAATTCATAGAAGGGTTTTTCCATAGAATTATATATATACTTATAGATATAAAAGGTTTTATTAATAGGGTTATGAAAAAAGTATTTAAGATAGATTTCGGACAATTTGATAATGATAAAAAATTAGTTTCCGAATACTCCTTATCATTTGAAGTTCAACAGCATCTTATTGCGGAATTGTGGTTTGATAAATTAAAAGATTTATTATCCGATTCGACATGGAAATTAGAAACACGATGGGCCGCATTTAAACTACCTAGCCGTAATCCAAAAATTCTTGTTGAAAAATTAAAAAGATGCGTTGAAGCAATTAATAACTCCGATTGGTTCGATTATCATATTATAGAAAGTGATATGATTACTGAAGATTACCCTATGGAGGTTCATAACATTATACATCATCATTTCGAAACCCTAATTGGACAAGTTTGGAAACCATCCGAATACTGGCAAAGAATAATTGAAAAGAAGGATTGGAAATTAGTAGATGCGGTTAGAGGATTAAATGACCTTTCGCATGAAATTGAAGAGTGGAATATGGGAGGAGATGCAACTATTTGCACTACATTTATGAACGGACTTGCTCCAATACAAAAAGTAGAATTACCAAAAGAGGCTGATGAATGGTTTACATTAGATGGTGCATTTGGTAGAGGTTATTTACATTATGCACAATTAGGAAAAACGTGGCAAGAAGTTTGTATCGATGATGATGACCATATAGATCCTACTAACATATCCGAACACCGATTATTAAGTGGTGAATTCGATTTACAATTTTCTTTGTATGATAGAACTCACGAAGGAATGGTTGAATCGTTTGGTATGAGAGAAAAACTTGCTAAATTCGATAGAACACCAGATGATAAAAGCCTTCGATTAGGATACTGCCCTATATTCGATATTAAATCTCAATCTATATTAACGAATGATGATAAACTAAACATTATTGATAATATAAGAAATCATCCTCAAATTATAAGGATGAATTTAGATGGAGTAGAGAGACCGTTTACTCCCTACTTTGATCCATATTAAATTGGTGGAGGTGGAGGGAGTCGAACCCTCGTCCAAATACGGATTTAATAAACATCGTTCACAAGCTTAGTTTGTTTTTCTTAACAAACAAAATATTCGGTTGGTTCTTCACCATCGGCAACCGATAAACAATGGGTGATTCGATTTTGGGTTCAATCACTTTTTCACCTTTATAACTACTTCTGTTACTAAGCGTATGTAGTCCGGCTCTATTGTTTGATTAGGCTGCTACAGCGTAATCAGCACCAACGAATGCCATAGCATCTTCGAAGGTCATTGTAGATAATTCTACGTCATTTATTGTTCGATAGGTATTTACGGATTTCCATCTAACCCGGCTTGCAATTCACCAACTCATCGTACCTGTCAAAACCAGGCACCCCCAATTACTTCTTATAAAATATAAATATAGGTTCGTATTTGTAAAACTCACCATTTATCTTCATACTATTTTTTACATTTGATAAATCAACACCTGTCATTGGAGACATCGTCATCTTTATCTTACCCTTATATTCCATACCTAATTCAGTAAGTATATCAATACTATCTTGCTCTAATGGATAAAAACTTTTACCAATTTTAATGTCCGCAATGTTCCAAAGAATATATCTATCATTTCGTAAGTATTCGTATGCGGTTGTTAAGGTAGGTCGTAAAAATCCATCTCTCCAACTTTCATAATTACTAAATTTCTTAAATGATTGGGTTTCATCATCGGAATACCTTTCTCTATCAAAATATGGAGGTGAAGTAAATATAAAATCTAATTGCCCTTTCCATTTTTGAAATCCAACCTCATTACTAATAATCTCACTACCCGTTCTATAAATCTCATAGGTATTTTTATGCCCCCAAAATGGATTAGCCGCACCAGGTATACGCGAATTAAAAAACTCAGCCAAATACTCATAACGAGTCTTACCTATTTCCTCAATATAATTTTCAGTATTCGGATCATTCCCAATATAGTGAAGGTTTCTATCATCTACACTCAATGCCCCTAAAATTCTACCACCCCAACCGGATGATGGGTCATAAATGTTAATTTGCTTTTGCTCTTTAATATGGTTTGTAAATCTTTGATACAAATACTTCGCAGTAAGTGGAGGAAAGTTTACGGCTGCCTGTGTTCCCATTCCAATTCTAAATGCCGCAGTTGCCTCCGGAAATATAGTTTGACCTAATGGATACCACTTTAATTGAATAGGTTGTTTTTCTAAATCAACTAATGAATCTATATCTTCGCCCCAATTAGCAGTTTTAAGAGATGAAATATGTTTATACTGAATTATACCCGCTTTGTATAACTCTTTAACTTCTTCCGCAGTAATCGGTAAGGATTCAATTCGGCTATCGGTTTGAGCCAAACAAAAATCATGCCCTTCCCATACATCACCACTCATCCATTTTTCAATCCATTCTTTTGCAGTTGGTAAATGTGAATTATGGTGTTCTTTATTTCCTTTTGCAAGAGTTTTTGAGAAACGATACATTGCATCTTGTCGAGTCAATCTCCTCATTTGTTTTGCAAATTCAGCGAGATATTCATCATTACAAAAAATATCGTAAATAGATGGTTTCGGTTTATCGTAAGTTGAACCACCGATACCCGTTTTATACATCGCAGGAAAGAACTGATTTACTGGTGTAGCAAATTTATTGAAATTAAAGATTACCTCATCACCGTCATCATCCTTTTCTTCGAACTTATCTACCTTATAGGTTTGTAATTTTGAAAATTGTTCAATAATCTCGGCTTCCGAAGAACCAATACGAGGAGGTGCACCCGTTTCATTCCAAACTTCAACAACCGTTTTTCTGAACATTGTCACCCAATCTTCAAATTCTTTAAGTGTCATTTTAAGAACATCTTCATACTTTAAGTTAATATGAGGTTCATTAAAATAATCACACTTTTCGTAAAAATACTTCTTTTCTGACATTATGATTTTATTAGTATTCAAAGATACTAAAAAATTGTGTGATTTCCAAATAAATTATTCTCTAATTGTATCTAATGTTACACAATGAGGGCCTCCACTAAAAGTTCTAGCGTGTCTCATTTTGACAGGTATAGAATCCACTCCCCACTTTTTTAATTCTCTCATAAGTGGAATTTGTCGTTCTTCTACAATCATAGTGTTTTCATCGTAAGAAAGGGTGTTCATTCCCAACCACGGCGATGCTTCCGCCCAATGTTCTAGGAAAGGAGTGTCAACCATCTCAGGAGAGTAGATTTTATCCCATTTGCGAAAGACTTCTGGCATATTGGTATCATTTACCCTTTTAGGATTAAGTAAGACCAGTCCCTCTCTAATCAACACGAAAGTGGTATCAATATGGATGAATGCATATACATCTTGAATAGGATGAACTTTGTACTTTTCTTTCATGTTTTCATCCAACCATTTTTGTAAATATTGTGCACCTGCTAAGTTACCGGTATTGGAAACCAAATAGATTATATCGTTATTACACTTTAACAGGTTAGCAGCATCAAATACAGGTTCTTCGTTCCCTAATGTTGGGCCAGGTAACAATCCCCTATCATAAATAGAATCCAATAATTTAGGTTTAGGAAAATCTACCCAATGGTTTTCATCGAAAAGGTGTTTAAATGCCCTCGCTTCATTTTGTCTTTGACGGAGAGCCATAGGTGTAGCAATTACTTTATCTTCTATAACTAACATAGAATCTCGTGGGCAATATCCATAATACCCATCTACTTCCCAATTTTCAGTTACATATTTTTCACTCCAATCAATTAAAGCGGGTCTGAATACTTCTACCCCTAACCCCTCTAATGTTTTACTTAAATCATCCAAATCTTCAATTGTTTCTTCAATCATCCAATTAGGATATCTTCCATATGGAATACGAAGAAATTGTTCATCGGTGTAATTAGCATAATCAATTGTGTGTAGGGATTTATCTCTAACGGTTGGTATTTGTGCAAATTCAGGTCTTCCTACAATTATTTGTTTAAGTTTTCCCCATTCGTTTTTAATGTAAGGTTTTATCATCTATCTCTTTTTTGTAATATTGGATTATTTGTAGGCCATTCCATTTGAAACTCTGGATCATTCCACTTAACTACATATTGTTCATCTGCATCCACATAACCATCTTTATAAAATAGGTTATAGTGAAACATACAATCGGTTAGTGCATAATGTCCATTTGCAAATCCCGGCGGAACTAATACCTGATTTCTCAATCTTTCGGTTATAATGTATGATTCCCAATCTCCATAAGTTGGTGAACCTTCTCTCATATCTAAAACAACCAAATATATATCACCTACTACCGCTTGAACTAATTTCCAAGTCTTTTTATCCCAATGTAATCCTCTTAATACACCTTTGTAAGAACGTGAAAATCTTCCATGTATTGAAAGTTCACTTTTATCATAATGTATGTGATTCATTACCGGATGCTGTTCCGAATGATATGTTGTCCATATTTCACCTCTATACTCTCTGAATACCGATGGTTGAAATACCGGAACATCAAATCCAAATTTTTTTGATGGAGAAACTTGAAACTCATCCCATTTATTGCTCATAACTTTAAATTAACTTACTTTTAGTATAATTATCTTTCATATATTTTTTAATGTTCATTATTGGTTCATTCACATCTTTAAAAGTAGAATACAAATTATCATCGTATAACTTTAAAAAATCTTGATATACCGAATGATGGTATTTTGTGGTATGATGTAATAAATCTCTTGCTAAAAGTGATTCATCGTCTCTACCATGCCATCCTCTACTACCTTCAATTACATAATAATTTGCTCCAATTTCACTTGCCAACCCTCTTATCGCCGAAGTGTTTTTATGCCAATTTAATTCAACTTGCTCATTAGTTAAAAGAGACTCTTTCATTAGATTACCAAATTTAGATTCCCAATTTTTATTATAGTTCGCGATAATATACCAGTGAGGTCTTCCATTTTCAATAAATTCATATCGAGGATACAATGGCGCATAATGGAATATATTTTTTATTTTAAGTTCTTTATAAAAAGCAAATAATAATCTAAAATGGGTATCCGTTCCTGTACCCCCTATTCCCAAATTCCAAAATTTACGACCTAATATTTTACTTAATTTATAAGACCATACATTTTCTAAATGATGACCTATTCCAAATGTATGAGAACACCCTAAATAAACATCACCTTCATCATATGAATTAAAATCATCCGGAGTTCTAAATCCAGCATTATTTAGTTTGTATTCTATTGGATTTAATTCGTAATATTGAATACTGGGTTTATCCAGTTCTGAAATAATATGCCTATCCCAAAATTCCTTTGAATCAGTTGGTATATATTCATAAGTTTCATTCGGTTTTAAATTTAAATCATCTAATTCACATCTGTATTTTAGAATTTTATTTGTTAAATATTCCATATTAAATCAATGATTTTTTGAGTTTTATATTAGCTTTTCCAAAGTGTTTAATTGATTCAAATAATGTTTTAAGCTCACTATCTACAATTTTTAAATCAATCATAGATTTTTTAACAGCAATCCATATTATAATACCCTCCATAGCACCAGGTAAATCGTAAGCCAATTTTTGATAAGGTCTAGTTTGCCTATCAATCTTTTCCCACCATTGAATAAAACTACGTTTTTTATCATTATCTTTTATATGCAAAACAAATTTACCTTCATGTATCAATTCTAAAGCATCATCGGTTACGGTAGTAAGAATAGATAAATAATCTTTCATATATTCCAACGATCCATATACATCTCTCAATTCATCCAATCCAACTATTTTCGATGCATGAAATCCTTCATCTATATGATTCAGTATAAAAAAATCCGCATCACTTTTGATAAATGTATCTGTATCTAAAAAAAATAGTGTATCAAATTCAGTCAAAGCCTCCCCAATAACAATTCTTTTTAAATTGTAATTAAATGATTCCGATAATTTTATAACCCTATAAACACCTTCGATAATTTTTGAAGGAGAATCAGTTCCGACTATTATTTTAAAATCCTTATCTAAATCCAATATAGATTTTGCAACTATATTAAATTCATTAATATGTTCATCGCCGTATGCAAGAAAGCAAAAACAAAACATTATATAATCTTATTTAAAGTATTTTGTATTCTAACCTTTTTAGTTTCAGATAATATAAATTCATTATAATATGAATCTATTAAGTTTATTTCCAAATAATTAAATATTTTTTCTATCTCACCCTTTTTATAGGATTCGAATATATCTTCATAATAAAAAATGGGTTGTTCACATTTGATTGATATACTAGATAGTAATTTAGCGGATGCCGTATATCTATCTACCATATTTTGAATATATAAAGAATCTATTTCTGCTATATTGTATTTTTTTGGAGTATGCCAATCTATGCCGTATTTTCTAAACATAGTTTCATTAAAAGCAAAACTTTCAGATTGTGCTAATTTATCAATTCTATCCAATAAAATTATTTTATCGAAAAATGATATACACCAATCGAAATATGAATTCGAACTATTAAAAGATTTTAAAGGATACTCATTATTTTCAACTAATAGTAATGTTTTTACTAATAGATTATTACAATTTTGCAATGGTATAATAGTTTGAAAATCGAATCCTTTGTTTTTATACAATTGATAAAAGTTTGGATTAAATGGTTCTATAAAAAGGGAATAATCCGGATTTAAATGTGCATTTATTAATTTAGTTAAAGAGGTAGAACCACTTCTAGGAGTAGCCAAAACTAAAATTTTCATAAAATTGATTTTTCTTGCATTCTAAATTTATGCAAAAACATAGCAATCGCCCATCTTTCACCACTTGTTATGGGAGTAACTTGATGAGGTGTCTGTGATTGATATATGCATACATTACCAATTTTTTTATTTATATAAATAGGATTATCGTTTTCATCAAAAATGAGATAATCCCCTCCCATAAAATTTTCGTTAAGAACAATACCTACATTCCATTCTTTTAAAGGTGATCCAGTATCTATGTGCTTACCAAATTCATCACCTATGGTATAATGATGTAAATTTAATTTTGTAGGTCGGGTATGGATTTTTAATTTAGTTTCATTTTCAAAAAAATCACACATTCTATTTATAATCCAATTTATATCATCTATAAATTCTAGTGCATAAAATTTATATTTGAAATTATCGAATATATCCCATCTACCATTATCACCCAACAGAGGATACTTATATTTTAAGTCAATAATATATTCACATTCCTCTTGTGAAAATAAGATTGATTGATATAACATATTTAACTTAGATGTCTATCTTTAATTTTATTAACTACCGTTTGAATAGCAGCATTTACTTTTACTTTAGTATCATTAGATAAAGCTACAATACTTGGCTTAATCGTTTGAATCGGTCTATTAATTCTTATATCTGACATAATTAAATTATTTTAAAGTTTAGGGGGTTGGCCGCCTCCGCCACAACCCGAACAGGTGTTGTCATAACAATAGTTTCCACAATATGACCACGGACAATAACAACTATTGTGCATTACTGAAAAAACATCATCTCCGATATCAACCAAAAAAAGGTCGGATGGCTCGAAATCCAATCCGTAAACCATCATTTGAGCGTGTTCCATTTCTAAATTAGTTATTTCTAATGTCGATAATTGTTGTGTATTAGAATCGGTTACAACTAATTTATCACCAATATACATTTGGTTTAGTTTTTCAAATCTTGTTGATGTTGAGCCGGATTCTTCAATATAGTATGTACACGATGGAGAATCTACCCAACTTTTACCATCAGCTGTCGTTACCCTTATATAAATTGTATCTATTGATGAAGAAATAATTCCTTGTAAAGATGATGATGTTTGAAGTAAGGTTTCATTGGATTTTGATAAACTACCACTCCATCCAAATACATTTAATTTACCTTCTTCAAAATTAGCAGCGTGATTATCGTTATAATCTACAAAATCTATTGAACGAATATAATCTCCGATCTGTAAATCACTTGCATTAATAATTGAACCCGTATAATTAATAATTTTAGAGTCCATATCGGTGTGATAACTTTCAATTTTTTGATTCACACCAACTTCCTTTGTGATGTATTTCTGTCTACTCTTTTGAATTAATTTTCTATCAGCAGTAAATTCATTAGCTATAAAATCAATTGGTATTACAGTGGATTGCTTATATCCACCCATACTGATTACTTCCAAATTACTACCATATATAACATCAATGCTTCTTATTATAGAATATTTATTATCCACTAAATTATCAGTTGAATATAAAAATTCTTGTATAAGGTATTCCGAAGTATTCGATGATTTTAATGAATCTAATTGAGATTGTGATTCTAATGAATATATTGATGGATATAATGCAGTATCATAGCTAGGAGCCTGTGCTTTTACTATAACATTTGGTGTTCCATTGGTTTGAAAACTAACATTATTTAATGTATCCATACTAACTTCAGATGAACTAAAATAAGTTTTTGGTATATATTGGCTACCGCTCATCAGTTCACAGAATCCAAATTTATCAGCACAATACGAGTCATCAATCAATGCTGTCGTATCATACGATTGTCTTAATATAAATTTAGTAGGAGAATCTTCTATATATGGTACCGTAACAGAATTAAAAGGAACGATGTATTCATTAAAAGAAATGTTATTTTCATTACATTTTTGAACTAATTTTTCCTTAAATCGATATCTTTCATTAGATGGTGAATGGGAATCTCTTTCAGTATATATAAAATGAAATTCTGATATGTTATTCTGAACTAACATATCAAATAACCCATCATATTCCAATAGTTCAGCTCCAGGATTATAAATGGTTGTATTTGTATTTATCTCTAAAATTTTTACATCATTATTGTATTCCAATAAATCTGAACCCAATATTATTGCTTTCATTTGTTACAATTATCTTTTTTCAACTATAAATATATATAAACTTAAATTATTGATTTTTCACGCTTATCCTCTATCTTTTCAATAAACCCATTATCACACTCTTCCCATTTTAGGAGTGGACAGCTATTATAAATTTTAGTAAATATTTTTTTATTAAGGGGGCAGCCACACCCTTTACAATATTCAGACCACTTTTGATTTTTTATGACGGATTTTTTTAATTCACATTTTGAACAAATAGAATACCTTCTTTCTGCTAATTTTTTCTCATCATCAGATGGGTTTCTGGCAGTTATCCATGCATTAAAAATTTCTTTATAATCGTATTTAATACCATTTATTTTCATAATAATTAACTATAATAAAGAATTTGTTTTTAGGGGTTTTGCAACAAAATTTAAATTAAGTATATATCTACTACCTTTAGTTGGATAATTTGCGTGATGTGCATATCTCCCATCAAAAACTAAACATCTTCCCATTTTTGGAGAAATTTTAGTCAATAGTTCAAAAGAATCTAAATTTACATTATCAAAATTTTCCATATACGTCTCTGCGTTATCTCCAAATTTATTACGATAAATACACGTATCACCATCTATATCATTAATATAATATACTGCAGCAATATGTTCTGCTATTCTATCATAGTGTAATAAATCAATTGGGTTATACTCATAATTTAACGGAGATGTATGGTTAATTTTCCATCTGTAAGTGGTTACAAATTCTAATCCTATTTTTTTGGATATAATACGTTGTATATTCTTAATTAGCTCATCTATTTGTTCGTTCTTACAGTCGATTTGAGGATGAACTTTTGCAGGAAATTTATGTGTATTTTTTTTACCACCGTAATTTCCTGTTATATTCTCTGTTTCATTCCATTTAATCTCACTATTGTTCGCATAGTTATATAAGATTTTTTGCTCATCTACTGATAGCAAATCGTCAAAAACTTCATATATTTTGTCGGAATAAAGCATTTTATATTAAGGTTTTAGTTGTTTTATGTAAATCATAGTAATCATAAATACTATTATATTTGACAACAAAATTGTCATCTAATGGTAGATTTGTTTTTATATTTTTACTAGAATTTACATATTGTATTTTAAATGGTTTTTTAGTTTTATCAGATACCCATTTATCTAAATCTTGCAGTTTATCAAATTCAAACCATATTATATTTGGGTTATGATTTGTCCAAAAAGAAATCGGAGTTAATAGGATATCAATTAGATTAACCAGATAACCATTCTTTTCTTTCCAATAATTTTCTTCGTTTTTTCTACTTGATAAAGTTACGTTAATATCGACCGGTTGGTTAATTAATTTTAATTCAATTAGATAATCTGAAATTTTATCCCATCTCGTCTTTTTGCTAATTAAATCATCTTTTGTGAAAAAAAATAATTCATTCAAAGTAAAATGGGAAAACGTATCATAAAAATCTAAATAACCCAATCGTTTAAAATCGGATAACATATGTTTGTAGAATGAATAGAAACGCTCATGTCTTTCTCTATTAACCGCTATCACAGGAACATCAATACCAAATTTAGATTGTAAATCTGAAATGGTTTCATGTCCATGAAATATATGATTCATTAAATCTTCTTTTTCAATTGAATTAAAATCAATATGTTCATTTGATACTTCCCATTCACCATTATTAGTTTTTACGCCAATATTATTTATAATACAAGAATAGTGAAACGAAGTAGATGCACATCTCGGTAAACTTAAATATATAAACTTATTATCTACTAGCATTATAATAGTGATTTGGTAACATTTTTAGATGGCCAAACATTTAAGGAATACCTATTTCTATTTTCTATCTTTTTGACAGAGTGACTTATATTAGAATCAAATATAAAAACGCTACCTATTTTCTTATTAATCGTATAAATGTTATTATCTATATTATATTGTATTTCACCTCCATCATAATCATCATTTAGTTGAATTATAAATGTAATCGTAGCTCCATTTAGTATTTCATGACTGTCAGAATGCCAATCTAAAAAATCTCCTACACCATATTTGTTAAAAGAGTATTTTTTAATATAGCTGTATTCTATTCCTTTAAATGGATTTAAATTATTTGATAAATTAATAATTTTATTTGTCAGGCTTTTTACAATAGGTAAATCAAGTTGTTCATTGAGAAAATAACACCCTAATCTTTTATTACCTGCATATTCCAGGTTTTCACCAACTAATTCTCCATTGACAAATTTTGAAGATTTCATTTGGATTAAATCAATTGAATTGCCCAAATTAATTAAAGAAATACATTCATCTTCGTTTAAAAAATTTTCAATATAGCTTACAAACATTATATTATTGATTTTTCTTTTTTAATATATTCAAACCCAACATTCCCCGCTAATACTATTCTATCAATAGTTGAATTAGGAGCGTTGTTTGGAGAATGAGGCATATCTGCTTCCATTATGATTAAATCATCCTCTTCAGGTCTAATCCAATACTCTTGACCATCTTTACCTTTAAAATATAATACACCATCTTCTCCATTCATTACATCTGGCATTTGAATATAATAAACATAGGTATAGGATGGTGGAAATGATTTTGTTTTTTTATTGATTTCAGTATGAATATGAAACTTTTGATTATCATCGTAAAAGTTTGGTTGAATTGGATCTATAGATCTAACTACATTTACCCAAGCATCAATATTAATTTTATTAAAAGGTAAGTTATTTGTAGTGTAAAGTTCTTTACATAAATCTATGCCATTTTGAATAACTTCATCTAATTTACTTTTAATCTCAATTTTACCTATAAAATTTAAATTATTATTCCATTCCTTTTTATATCCAAATCCATCAGTTTTGACACCAGGTTGAGAGTCAATAACTGAATAGGCTTCTTTTAGAAATAATGATTTATCGGTTAATTTATTTAGTTTTGTTTTCCAAATAAAAGTGGTATCATTAAAATATAACTTTTCCATTAAATTAATTCTTTTTTTAATACTTTTTTATTTTTTCTAAAAATAGTTTGATAATTGTGTGTAAAGAATGTCAACATATTTTGTGGAGTTTCTACTAAATCAAAGGATTTCAATAAATCTCTATCGTTTTTGATAATAATGTTGTTATCTTTATCTAGTATTTGTTTCAATTTTTTTGGAATTGGTTTATTATATGCATCAATCCAAAATTTGTTATCCAATCTTTCCGCTAAATAGTGGTATCTAACAAACATCATATTTTGCTCATTAATTTCTTCACACCATTTATTGAACCCATCTTTATAATTTTCATCAAAGTTTTTATCAACCAATCTTTTAAGTTGCATAATAGTCGACATCAACGATGTTGCTTCTAATGGTTCTATAAACCCATATGATAATCCTATTGATATAGAGTTACCAATCCAACTTCTTTTATATCTACCTGGATTATAACTAAACACTTTTTGAATTTCTATTTCATGCCCTAAATAGTCTTCAACTTCTTTTTTCGCATCTTCTACTGTTATATAATCTTTATTAAAAGAATAGCCACATCCCCATCTGTGTTGTAGTTCAATTTGCCACATCCACCCACAACTCATAGCAACCATATTTGTATATGTCTTATCTTTAATTGTAAGTTTTTTATTTTGAGGTAGGAAAAATGCAATGCTACTATTAATCATTAAATATTTTGAATAATCAACCCATTCCTCATTAAATAGATTTCCAACTAATCTATTAAATCCACTACAGTCAAAAACAAAATCAGAACTAATTATTCTATCATCTACTAATTTGAAACTTTTAATAAACTCACCTGTATTATTAATTGTTTCTATTTCCCCATCAATCCAATTAACACCCCTATCTATTGCTATTTGTTTAAAGTAATCTGCAACTTTTCTTGCATCAAAATGATAACCAAATGATTTTGTAAAAACAGTTGGCTCTTCACCTGTAAATAAATGTTTTGCTGTGCTACCATCTCCAAGCCAATTTATTAAGTTTAGCCCACGCTTATTTGTAGCACCTGTTTTTTCATAAAAATCTTTTTGATTTATACCTAATAATGATAAAATTCTACCGAAGTTTGGTGTGCTTCCTTCGCCCGCTCCTAGTATTCCTATTTTGGAACTTTCTACCAATGTTACATTTGTATTTTCCCAAAATTTATTTACTATTAGAGCAGTAAGCCATCCAGCAGTCCCACCTCCGATTATGATTATTTTTTTCATTATAATAATGTTTTCTTATAATTTTTTTGTGTTTCTAATTCCAACCAATTAACAATTGAATACCTAACTCCATTTTTAATTTCTTTAATTCTATGTTTAGTTAAAGATGAAAATGCAAATAAATTACCTATTCCTTTTTTTAACGAATATACCTTACCATCAATTTCTAACTCTAATTCACCTCCTTCATATTCATCGTTAAGTTGAATTACAATTGTTAAAATTCGTTGATTATATACATCATCTGAAGAATCGGTGTGCCAATTAAAATAATCTCCATTTTGGTATTTAGTAAATTGATAGTTTGAAATTTTGAAATTGTATCCTTTTATACCAAAGTATTCTTTTAGCTTTTTAATAATTCTATCATTAAGTTCTTCCAAATCGATTCCCGCAACTTTAGATTTTCTTTTACTAACATCAATAACATTATTCATTAATTTACTATCATACACTTCCGCTATTTTTAAAACCGATTCATTTACACACTTATTAAGTATCTGATTACATTCTTCTTTAGAGAATACATTTTCGAAAACTTTAAATTTACCAATCATATTAAAGAAAATTTTGATTGTTTTTTTGAAAACCAAACAATTAATACCTCTCGATTTCCTTTTGTAATCGGCTTTACTTCATGAAAATCATTACCACCAAAGAAACTTACATATTCACCGTTTGTATTTAATTGTATCTTTTTATCATTTACATACATATCCCCTCCCTCAAATTCATCTGATAAAATTATACTTACCGTTTTATGTGTTGCATATCTATCTTTATGTTTTTTCGCAAAATCACCTACACCATAGATGTGTTTATGTATCATATACAAATACTCAATGGGTTCTTCTAATTTCTCACATAAAAAGTTGTTAAGATTTTTGTTTTTTAATGAATATATTATAGAATTTTCGGTAATAAGAGCCACATCATCCCCTTTTTCTCCAATATATGTGGAATAAAGTTGAGAATGTGCAGATTTTACGAACTTAATTTCATCATCATTCATCAATGGAGTTATTTCCAATTGAGATTTTAAATACAAAAAATCATCTAACAATAATTTCATATTATTTTATTTGTTTTAGATTGAAAGGCCACTAAATCATCTTTTATATCTAAAAAGGTATGCATTTTTTTATAAAATTCATAGCAACCTTTCCAACCAGGATGCCAATCCATAGGATCACCTCCTTCATCTGCAATCGAAGTAACCTGAATCAACTCAACAAAATCAGAAGTCATCTTATGAAAATCTTCATTCCAGGTCACAAATACCGGAGAAAAATCATTATACAACTCTTTAAGTTTTTTTAAAAATAGTATTTCATTATTTCTTTCACCATTTAACCAATGTGATGTTTCGGATAATCTAACTTCTAATAATTTTTTTGCAAATTGTTTATCTTTATACCATTCCCAATTAAAATATTTTATATGATGATGTGTTTCTCTTTCCCCAAAAAATCTTCTTGGAAATCTACCTGGTGCACTAAATACAATCACTAATCTATCACCATATTCGTATTTTGGAATTAAACCTGTTTGATAAAGAATAGAATGATTATCCGCGCCAAATTTTCCTAACTTAATAACATTGTAGTGATTGGATAAATAATTAGTCCAATGAGTTTCAGGCATATCCCAATCTACAAAACTATCACCGCAAATGTAAATGCTAGGTTTCATATTAATTATCCTTTTTAAGGCCAAACTTTATCCACTTATACCAAACTCTTTCGTGAAGATAATACTGAATAGGTTTATAGATTAATTCTGCTACACCAAATGCTGCACCAACTTTAATTGAGCCACTTACCCACCACATAATACCAAACCCTATTAGAGTTGAAACTATTCGATATGATATAGTTTTAGCTATGTGCCTCTTTCTCTCTACTATCATCGTTATCTATATTATAAACAATTACATCACCGTTAGAATCGATGTATTTTTTTCTAATCGCAGTTCCGCTTATGGCTTCGATTTCTTTCGGAGGAGTATGATATATTACCTCATATCCAACTGCTCTACCATAGTTTACCGATTCGATATCTGGTATCACACTTATGTATATTTTCTTTGAGTTTTCTACAAAAAAAGGTTCTTTACACAAATCCATTAAAACCTGATGAGCAGACTTAGGATTGTTCTCATCTTTCGGAACATCTCTAATTGCTACCCAAACATCTTTCCCTTTATCCAATTGTTGGCGGATTAACCATTCGTGTCCGGCGTGCCAAGTCTGCCACCTTCCAATAAACATTGCATATTTTTTCATATTAGTGATTTTAATCTTTGAAATGTTGTAAACTCATCCTCATCTGTCGTATCTACATCTATAAAGTTTTTCAACGGCGGTTCGTAGTTAGAAACGTGAAACGATTCTCTACCCCTTATATCGGTAGTATGAACATATAATTCTTTTATATTCTCACCCATTTCGGTTTTAAATGCTTCTCTTTGGTCTCTATAAGGAGAAACTAATGAGACAATTGCCACATTACCTTTGTGGTGAAAAAACTTAGCCATTCGTTGAGCAAGTTCTATGTTCTTTCTCCTTCCTGCTTCGGAGTAATCTTTATTATCAAATATGGCCCTTATATCATCTCCATCGATTACCATACCCCTCTCCCTAAAATGAGCTTGAAACCAATTTGCTAATGTAGTTTTCCCCGCACCTGGCTGACCCGTAAACCAATATATCATATAAACATAAATTTTAAAAGCTGTTTATTATTATCTCTTATGAACGCATTCCACTTATCCATATTATTAAAATATTCATCTAAATGATTTTTCTGCACATTATGATACCAATATAAATCTTTTGATAATATTGAATTTAAATGGGCTATCAAATCATCTTTTTCCATTCCAAAGAAATAAATAGGTGATTCAAAAGTTAAACCTAATCCTTCCAGTATTGTTTTTAATTTTGGATTACCATAATAAACAAATGGCAATCCTGTTCGAAGTGGTTTATGAAGTTTTTCTGAAATATGAACACCCGGTAATAATAAGTGTGGCTGTGTTTCTGTAATAATTTCAAAAAAGGATTCTAAATAAATTCGATAATTGAAATCGGGTAAGGTAGTAACGTGATTGATACCCAAAACCTCGTCTCTATTTAAAACATTTTCATTTAATTGTGAAGTAGTTGGAAACGCATCATAATACTTTGGATACTCAATTCCAAAATGTGAAACCTCTTTATGAAATTTATCTTTATCTATCTCAATCGAATCAAATTTTATTTCATTAAACGAAATGTTCCCTTCATTATTAAACCCGTTTTTATATAAGAATTTAAGTATATCAAATCGTATATCGGAATAATGATTATTTAGAAACATAAATTTCTTTTTTATTGTTCCTAAATCTTTTGTTTTAAGGTATTTCCAAAATTCAAAAAAATCAGGTCTATCCAAATCACAATGAATCCAAGCAGGATTATTTAGGAATACAATCGAATCTTTTTTTATCTCTTCGATGTTGATAGTAACAACAATAGAATCCGCATTATTAATCATCCTTTTCAACGAACTTATCACCGTATCAGTTGTAATCGATTCTTGCCTTTCTAACGATAATACAAATTTATATTTTATTAAATCATCACCTAATATATCTTTTATCTGTCGGTTAATATCGATTATTATATTATCCGAAAATGTAAAACGGTCTAATGATTTATCTATGCTAAGAAACCTTACATTTTTATGAAAGTTCGGAGGAATCGCCAAACCCTTTAACTCTACATAATTAATCCCAAAATCAATTAACTCAACTTTAAGATTTTGATTTATCATCAAACCTTTACGCATTTTTAATTAGGTTTAGGATGTTTTCACCAAAGTATTCATGCCCTTCTAAGCTGTAATGAAGATTTTCTATACCTAAATCTTTAAGAGTAAATGTATTACTTTCTATTTCTTTTGTTTTTTCAAGTGGTAGAAGGTTGTGGATTATTTTATGGTATTTGAAATCCATAGAGTTTGTCATTCTATGAAAAATTGAATAGCTTTTAAAATTCATCGCATCCATTAATCCTTTGAAGGCAAGTAATA